ATCGGCTACGGTATTCAGGTCGCTTACGTCAGAAAAGAGAGCATGTCCGATAAGGAAGATTTCTTGTCATAAAGGTAAAAATGGCGTTTCCGATGTAGCCGAGAATGGGATATAAGCAACGGAAACAGCAACGTCTGAAAGTGTGATGGTATAAGGCTTTAGGCTAAGCTGTTTCCAATGTTTCCCATAAATCTATAAAGTAATGAAATTTTTAATAGTAGAGGAAAGCACATATACAAATATACGTATATTACACATATAAGAGTTTTGAACCCTTGAGCAACGGCAATGGGAAACATGAGGTGATTATGGACATAGAGAAGGATATAGAAAAAGCACTTGTGAAAGAAGTGAAGTTACGAAGAGGAATGGCTTGCAAATTGGTATGCCCGGGAATAGATGGTATGCCCGATAGACTGATCCTTTTTAAGAGCGGACGTATCGGATTTTGCGAACTTAAGAAGCCCGGAGAAAAGCCAAGAGCGTTGCAGCTTAAACGTAAAGCACAGCTTGAAGCATTAGGGTTCAAGGTTTTCCTCGTCGATAGCAAAGATCAGATTGGAGGGGTATTAAGTGAAATACAGTCCACATGATTATCAAAAATATGCAGAGGACTTCATAATAAGCCATCCGGCTTGCGCACTTATGTTAGACATGGGCCTCGGGAAAACCGTTATTACCCTCACAGCGTTGTGGCTTCTGTGTTTAGACTTCTTTGAGCTTGGCCATATATGTGTTATTGGTCCCAAGCGAGTGATTGAAGTCGGATGGCCTGCAGAGCTTTCTAAATGGGAGCACTTAACCGGTCTATCGTATTCGGTTGTCGCCGGATCAGAGAAACAGAGGATTGAGGCACTAAAGAAGCCAGCCTTCTTATATCTTGTAAGTAGAGACAACGTAAGCTGGTTAATCGAGAAAGGATATTGGAACTTTGACGGCTGTATCATTGATGAATTATCAAGCTTCAAATCCACTAAGGCCAAGAGATTCCGAAATATGAAGAAGGTCCGCGGTACATGTAAGAGGATAGTTGGTCTGACTGGGACACCAGGAAATCTCATGGATTTGTGGGCTGAAATATACCTTATCGATGGCGGAAAGAGACTTGAGCGATTCGTTACGGCATACAGGGACCGATACTTTGTCCCAGATAAGAGAAGCAGAGAAATGATCTTTTCATATAAGCCCAAAGAAGGGGCCGAAGATGCTATCTACTCAAAAATAAGCGACATCTGCATCGCAATGAAGGGAAAGGATTATTTAAAGCTACCCGATCTTGTTGTTTCAAACGTCGAAGTTGAAATGAGTAAGAAAGAGCAGGAAATGTATGACACGCTTAAGTCAGAGCTTGTTCTTCCTATTGAAGGCGGGGATATAGATGCACAGTCTGCTGTTGGGTTATCAAATAAGCTTCTTCAGATGAGTAGTGGTGCTGTGTATGACGAAAACGGCAAGACCAGAATAATACATAATCAGAAACTCGACGCTCTCGAGGATCTGGTAGAAGCGGCAAATGGAATGCCTGTTTTAATTGCATATTGGTTCAGACATGACAAGGAGCGAATACTTGGAAGGTTTGACGCTAGAGCAATTGAGACTGCCGAAGATATAGCTGCTTGGAATAGGAATGAAATCCCGATTGGGCTCATTCATCCGATGAGCGCGGGACATGGCCTTAATCTGCAGGAAGGCGGCAAGGCTTGTCATATCATATGGTTTTCTCTTACATGGTCCCTGGAATACTATGAGCAATGCAATTGCAGGTTATATCGCCAGGGCCAGAAGAATACGGTTACGGTTCAGCATATAGTAACCAAAGGCACTATCGATGAGGATGTACTTAGGGCACTTGAGTCCAAGGATTGCACACAGGAGGCGATCCTAAACGCTGTAAAAGCAAGAATAAGATGAGGAGGATGTTTATGAAAGGATACGTAGAAAATCTAATCGCCGGATATGATGACATGATCCAGAGACGTGATTATCTCGCGCATGAATTGACTGTTCTTAAGGACCAACAGATAACGGAAGAAGATATCATTTCTACAATGACATTTTCTCATCCGGACGGGGACAGAGTTCAGACAAGCGGATATTCCGATAAGGTTTCAAGAATCGCGCTTGTATATAAGGATAAGCAGCGGAAGATGAATGAGGAGATCTTTCAGTGCAGAAAAGAAGAATATGATGAACTCTGCAGTGAGATTGATTATCTCGAAGCCTCTATAAGATCACTTACTGGCGAACAGAAGGAAGTTATGATGGCACTTGTCATTAACGGCATTACCTGGGATACAGCCGAGTACACACTTTGTATGAGTCGAATGACAATTCAAAGGATACGTAAACAGGCAATTAATTCGCTTGTTCGGCAATACCAAAGACGAGAAGCAAGAGATATACATAGATTGTTAGGGTAGGTCATAGCATTGGCAGCCTTATAACACTTTATTTGGACTGCTGGGAGATATTCCCTGGATTAGGCTTTTTCAGGAACAGCGCGTTCTATGATAAGCCTATCTGACTTACAAGATACAATGATTTGATCATCGACATTAAAACCAAGATCTGAGAGCCACTTGCCTTGGAGACGTATCTGAGGAAGATCGTTATCCAGGCCCGGTGCCTTATAGACTTTAATCTTTCGTTCTTTCATTGGAGCCTCCTTACCGGCCACCAATGCTATGGCAGGAGTATAGCACAAGAAAAATTATAAGTCAATTTGATTGCCTGTTGACTTCCAGAAATAAATGTGTTAAATTATGATCAGTTGATTACCAGATGATTACCAGACATAAGGAGGGATATCATGAAGTATAAAGTATTATCTCAGTTTTTAAAGACCGGAGCAAAGTTCGATGCAAATGCAAAGAAAGCTGTTAAGAGCGGAGTAGATCATTATAACTCTAGATCACTTATTGCGAAGAATCCTAAACAGATACTCGATTACAGCTTTTCTCCGGATGGAACGACACTTGAGCTTATCTTGGAATCAGAGGAAAAGCTTCCTATGCCTTCTAAAGCCCTTCGATTATTCAGTACATATCTTGTTCAGGAGACCTGTATTGGAAGTGAGGACTACTTAGTAGGAAAGCAGTTATTCAAGATGACTGCATCAGATTATGAGGAGCCTGCTTTTGCTATAGAAGCAGATCCTGTAAATAATGAAATGGCCAGAATGGAGAGACTCGCAAGATATATGACTTTATTGCAAAAAGCAGATTCATCCATGAAGGCAGACCTTGATAAGATCGATAAAGAGATAGAAAAGCTGATTAACAAAACGAAATAAGGAGGACACGGCATGTTAACGAATGTTGATAAGAGAAGATTAGAGAACGAACTTGAGCATATGATTTCTACCAATCCGCAAGGAATTAACACAAGGACGCTTATTACTGGAACATATAACAATCTTAAAGGATCGATTTCTTACCTTAATAGGCACCATGTCGCTGGAATGCTCGCGTGGGTTTATAAGATATATGGACATACCTTTACATTAAGGACTCCTGGTTGCTCGGTGATTGTATAGCGTTGCCAATGTTGCCGTTGCCCAAGGTAAACTATTTCTGACATATTCCAATATGTTGTTACTGTATATACGTAAATACCTATGTTATTATTATAATGCGAGGATCGAAGGTCTAGTCGGGATTACCCGGCTGGGCCTTTTTCTTTGCACTCCTTATGGTGCGGGTGCGGGCTTATCCTTTCACCGCACCCATGCTTGTGAGGTGATAAATATGCCGAGACGTTGTGATGTTCCTTGCAAACATCCTGGATGTCCCAAGTTAATTCCATACGGACAGATGTATTGTGAGGAACACAAAGCACTGCATCAAGGAGATAGGAAAGGATCTTCTGCGAGGGGATACAATGCCGCCTGGCAGAGGGAATCTAAGAAGTTCTTAATGCAACACAAACTTTGCGTTATGTGTCTCGAGGAGAAAAAGATTACAGAAGCTACAGTTGTGGATCACATTATTCCACATCGCGGTGACAATGATCTCTTCTGGGACCGTAACAATTGGCAGCCCTTGTGTAAGCATCACCATGATGTGAAGACGATGACAGAGGATCGACACCAGGAATACCGCTACTAGAGAATTATACGTAGGGGTAGGGGGTATCGAAATCTTAAATATGTATAATGCCACAGACCGGCGCCCCCTCAATCGTGAAAAATCGCGAAATTTGATAGGGGGGCTCCCGGGACGACTGCGCAAGGGAATTTAACTACATTGGAGGTGAGGCAGATGGCAACGAGAGGAAGAAAGCCAAAGCCTACGGCAGTAAAGAAACTGGAAGGTAATCCAGGAAAGAGAAAAATGAATAGCAAGGAGCCTAAACCGGTTAATGGAATTGCTAAGTGCCCTGATTGGTTATTGCCCGAAGCAAAGCTTGAATGGGAAAGGCTCTATGAGAACCTTAACCAGCTTGGGATACTGACAAATATAGATGAAACAGCTTTTGCAGCATACTGTCAGTCTTATGCAAGGTGGAAGGAAGCGCAGGAACACATCTCTTCTGAAGGATCAACATTCGAAACAGAGAAAGGCTATCAACAGCAGACACCATGGGTTGGTATTGCAAACACAAATCAGAGACTTATGATGCAGGCTGCTGCTGAGTTTGGCCTCACTCCTTCTGCAAGATCAAGGATCGTTGTAGGCGGAAGCGGATCGGATGCCGATGACATGGAAAAGCTGCTTGGTGGTGATTAAGTATGTTTGATGAATCGAAAGCACAACGAGCGCTGACATTCATTGAAAACCTTAAGCATACGAAAGGAAGATGGCATGGCCAGAATTTTAAGCTTCTTCCATGGCAAGAGGAGATCATATCAACAGTATTTGGAACTGTAAAAGAAAACGGATACAGGCAATACAACACAGCCTACATTGAGATTCCTAAAAAGAACGGTAAGAGTGAACTAGCTGCTGCGGTAGCGCTTTATCTTACCTGTGGTGATGGTGAGTGGGCCGGGGAAGTATATGGCTGTGCTTCCGATCGACAGCAGGCCAGTATAGTCTTTGATGTTGCTGTTGATATGGTTGATCAGTGTCCGGCGCTTAAAAAGAGAATAAAACCGATCATGTCTGTAAAAAGACTCGTATATCAGCCAACGAACTCTTATTATCAGGTTTTGTCGGCTGAAGCATACACAAAGCATGGTCTCAATGTACATGGAGTCATCTTTGATGAGCTTCATTCACAGCCCACAAGGGAATTATTTGATGTAATGACCAAGGGATCAGGTGACGCGAGAACGCAGCCTTTGTTCTTTTTGATCACGACTGCGGGGACCGATCGAAACTCTATATGTTATGAGCAGCATCAGAAAGCAGATGACATTTTACATGGCCGGAAAGTTGATAATACGTTCTATCCAGTAATCTATGGCATCTCAGATGATGACGATTGGAATGATGAAAAGAATTGGTATAAGGCCAATCCTTCGCTGGGATATACGATTGATATTGAGAAGGTTCGTAATGCATATCAATCTGCAAAAGAGAATCCCGCCGAGGAAAACATCTTTAGACAGCTTCGTTTGGACCAATGGGTACGGAGTTCAACAAGATGGATGAATTCTGATAAGTGGGAGGCGTGTGCATTTCCGGTTGATCCCGAAGAGCTTGTTGGGCGCGACTGTTATGGTGGCTTGGACTTATCATCTACATCCGATATCACAGCTTTCGTATTAGTCTTTCCGCCAAGAACAGAGGACGAGAAGTACATGGTGCTTCCTTA